AAGGAATTTTAGAGCGAATGCAAATCGTGCTTTGAGAGAGGCTTCAAGACCAACATCTGAACGCTATTTCAAGGCTGCAGCCAAAGGTGATAGACCTAACATAAAATGGTTAATGGATTTGTACGAACTTTAAACTAACCACCCTTTTCTTAGGGCATCAAGCCACATCACTACATATAGTAAGCAACCTGTACAGGTTACTGCCATCACGAAGTAAGCGAATGTGAGTATGTGCTTCATCATTTAACCATTGCCATTTGACCGAAAGTCAAATCTTCTGCTGCTGTATCGGCATCATCTAATATGCCTTGCAGTCTAGGATGGTTGAGGTTAATACCAATAACATAGGATTGCCCTAGTTTAATCGGTGTGTTCTTGCCTAGGAAACATTTCTTAGACCTAGGGGTAGCGTCAATGTTCTCACCTATGAGTTCATTGCAGAACGACTTGTAGTCATGCCCTTTCATGGATAACCACTTGCGAAAATGTGCTCTATCTAGCATTAGCGTACCACTGCTAAACACGTCTGCCATTGAGTTACGATGAACATCGAACCTAACACGTATCTCACCGCGAGGTAGTCTACCGAAGTCAACCACAGGTTTCTGTCCTGCTGTATGCATAACTGTAACAGCAACATTAGCGAAGTCGTTGAGGTAGTCAGCAATTATGTCGAATGAGTCTAACTTGCAGCAGCAACAGTACGAATAGCACCAATCTGCCCTAATACCCACTCTGTGCCTTTAGCATAGTCATAGTCAATCAAGCCCCATTCCTTAGCAAGTTTAGATGATAGGTCTGCAAGGATAATAGCCTGTTCCCAGAAGCGTTCTTCACCACTGAAACTTGCGTCATACTTCTTGTGGAACTTATCAGTTGCTTCGGCAATCATAGCCCTTATGCCATCACTACCTATTTCTATCAACTTACCTAGGTATATATGACCAACATGTCCGTAGTTGCTTGTTATGAAGTTGTAGATATTTCGCCCTGCTTCACTGTTCTTGGTGAATAACTCGTGTGATGGTACAGTAACTTCCAGTAAACGTGCCATCTGAGCATCAGTATCCAACCCAGAGGCTATTAACTTCGATTGTAGCGACTTATTCGTTGATACCATAACTGGTGTTGCCCAAGTCTTAGTTTCCTTCTCAATCGCAGCACGGTTAAGTCTAGCCTTATCTCTACCTTGGCTTACCCAGTAACAGAAGTCAGCAACATCTCTATCTTGCATCATGGTTACTTCATCTACTGTCATCGGTAGGTGAGCATATAGTCCCATTCTATGGAATAAGGTGTTCTGTGTGAACTTTGATGCGAAGTGTAACTTGTCTGGGTCACCATAAATGGACTGTACCCAGTACTGTGCTAGTGTCTTACCTCCACCAGTTGGTCCATACAAGGATATAGTTAGTCCTTTCAGTCCAGTGAAGTTATATAATGGGGCAGAAAATCCAATACCTAAGGCGAATATATGACTTGGCATACTAATTTTATCTAGCATATTAGTCATCTTAGTCCACGCTTCAGCACTACCTTTCTTACCATACATATCAGTACCTATCGTGTTAGATACTGTTGATAACGAAACTTTGTCTTCTTTGATGACATCTTTGTCATCCTTATAGATAACAGTGTCACCTATAACAAAATATGTATCTTTCTCTTTCCAACCCATAGTTGAGTATAGGTTAGTCATAGTGCGTATCTGTCTTAGTTCTTCCATGTAAGTTCGTAGCATAAGTTGAAAGTACTCCGTTTGTCGTTTATTAAATAATACTATCCCTTGGTCTGCTATTGCAGTAGGGAATTCCCTGCTCCCATCAGTTAGAAATGCTTGTCGTAATACCAGTTCACTCCACCCTATATGAGGGCGTTTCCAATGGTAGCGTACTACTTCATAGCCTAGATGGTCATCACGACCATAGCCAACAGGATATATGTCAAACTTGCATATGTCAATGTCAGTATCGTCAATGGTCATCTTGATGCCCTGTGTAGTTCTTTTGAATGGTTTAGGCATAAGTACCGAGTTTGCTACCTTATCTGGTGCTTCTGCATTAACTGCTACCTCTTGGTACTGTATGCCTAATCTTGCAGGTGAGCCAACCTTATCTTTGAATTTGCATCCTCTACAGCCATTAGGTCTGTCAGAATGAAACTTGCCACAGGTAGTCGGACCAGTAGCGTTAGCCTTCCATTGTATTACTTTCTTTCTTGTTACTGATTCAGAGTAATCGTTGTGTCCTTCACTCCATTTAATTGCTGTATCTTCTGGGTCTACACAAAATGCAGCAACTCCAATTAAGTCATACCATAATGGCTCTGGTACATCTTTTTGGTTCTTAATAGCCCAACTTATCTGTTTGCACTTGCTTGCTACAACTGAACCAATGGCAGGTGGGAACTCAGTTTCGACTGCTAATTTACCTAACAACGAGTTCTCACGAGGTTGTCCTAAATGGTGGGCCCCTGGATGTTGCACGTAATGTGTTAGAATGTCAGAAAGAACCTCAGGTGTAACAGGCTCAGCATCCATCAACAACTTCACCTGCTTTCCATTCTTCGGATTGTGTGTGCCTACTGGTCGTAATACCAGTGCTGTATTAGTTGTTAGTCCTGCATCAATATGAAATTGTTTTTCTACTGATGCTAGTTTCATAGCACTTGCAAGCACCTTCCACTTATGTGGGTCTAGTTCTTTAGTCAATACCCAGTAGACATGCAGTCCATTACCAGAGAATATAACCATAGGTTTAGGCAATTTCATACCATTAACAAATTTACCTAGGGCAGTTAGACCTTCTTTCCAAGATGGATATGGCTTTGATTTGCCACAGTCTACATCTAAAGCAACCACTTTAGTTGCTCTTACATTGTCTTGTTTTCTATTTCCTTTCTCTTTAAATGCTGAGATTGCATAGTAGGTGTTGTTTTTTGACTGGTCTGACCTAATACAGACCTTTGATAATTCTTCTACACTGTCAAAGAACCCTTGCCTATTGCCATCTTTGTTGATAACGGTGGTAACATAGAATCCCTTGGACGGTAGAACTCGTTGTAAAAACTCCAACGTATTCATGTGTCCTCCTTAAAGACGGGGAGAGGAACACTATAAACCTCTCCCCAGTCTGGTTAATGATACTCCTCTAAGTACTCGAGAAGTCTCTTTTTTCTGTCAACTGGTTCCATCACAATGATATCTGGTGACGGCCATGCCTTATCTTGCATAACTGCCAGTAGTTTTCTAAGAGTAACACGCACTTTCTTATCATTTTCCTTACGCATAGGTTGGCCTTTTCTCCAACTGTGGTAAGTCATGCGTGATACACCCATCACTGATGATAAGTCAGTGATAGTCAGCATCATATGCTTTCTAAGAGACTCCACTTTAGAAAAGTCAAGTGGGGCTTTATTTGTCATCTGCTACATCTCCTACAAGTGCAGCAATCTCATCAGCCAGATTACTTGCTGCGGCATCAGCAACTGGTGCTGCATCTGGTTCTTCAACAGCCTTCTTGGCTTTAGATTTTGCCTTAGGTTTAGGTTCTTCAGTTGCTACTTTACCAAACCCCTTTACTTCTTTCTTCTCAGCAGGAGCTTCCTCAATAGCAGGGGCTGATATGATAGTAGCCTCTTTAATGATTTCCTTCTCACCTGTAATGGTCAGAACTGCATCAATACCAAACAACTTATCAACTGCTTCTTGTGCTGCTTCATCGATAAACCCACCAAAACTAAATGCTAGTTTCGGATATGATGCATCAGTGTCAAAAGAAACTGTTGTCTTGACAATCTCTGGTGGAATACCTCTAGTAGATAGTTCTTTCTGATAGGTATTCAACCCTTTTAACGCACCTGGTGTTACTTGTAGCAAGTACACAGCACCAGTTGGGTCATCTGCAGCAACCACTGCTAATCGTTTTTGGTCTGCACATGCTTTAACTTGCTGACCTTGTGGTGTTATCTTAGAACCCCAAGCATTTTGTGGGCATGAAGCACACAAGTCATTCTGAGGTTTAGTGCTGTCAACATGTGGACCAACACCATCTAAAGAGAAACAATCTGGTGCTGATGGCTCTGCATCTGGAGTCCACGGTTTTTCATACCATGTCTTAGATAGCCTAGGGTTAGCACCCACAACGATTACATCTAACTTAGTTGAATCAAGTAAAGTCTCAGTACCACCATCTACGATACGGAATCTACTGCCTTTAATTGAAATTCGTGGAAAACCATCACTTGTTGGCAATCCACCTACTAATGACTGTGCTAATGTAGATGGCACACCCACTTTGCCTGCAAGATGTGCAGGCACTTGTATATCACTCGGAACAATATTTGACATTGTACTCTCCTATATTAAACATCTAACTTAGGTGCAGGTTTACGGACATTGACATCAACCCTTGTACCGTATGTAACTCCTGCAGGAACGGCCTTGTTCATGTCGATGTATCCACGAACTGCCACTTTACTTACACGCTTCTCGAGAAGGTCGTATGCTTCGTTTTCTTGTATGAACCCTAGCATAGCATCCCAATCGGCAACTCTAGCAAAATCATTGGTAGTCAGAAATGCTGTACCGTGATTGGTTTTGAAGGATGTTACTCCATCAGCATCTGCCTTTTCCTTTATCCATGCTTCAAGTTTAGCCATGTTTTCTTTAATATCCTTGACTTGGGCTTTCGCCTCATTCTCAATGGATTCTTTCTTGAGGCGTAACTTCATGTACGTCTCGATTATCTGGTCTACATTTAGACTCATATGTCACCTCACTCTGTTTCTTGCTGTATTAAATCAAGAAGCAATCCTTGTAACTTTTGTTTATTACGCAGTCTATCGTACATCTTAGACTCCACAGCAATAGATTCTATGTGTACAACATTCGATATATGCTTCTTACCTATTCGCTCAATACGACCATTCGCTTGAACGTACTGTTCATTGCTTGTCACTGGTCCATACCATATGATAGTAGATGCTGATGTTAGTGTTAAACCGTGAGCCATCGTGCCTGGATGTGCTATTAACACATGTGGTTCTTCACTGCTTTGGAAATTATTGAATATCTTATTACGCTTTGCAGCACTTACAGCACCGTTAACAATAGCAGTTGACCAACGCTTTTTCAATTTATTCTCTAACATATGTAATGTTCCAGTCAATGGAACAAACACTATAACTTTCTCACCTGCTTCTTCTATCACTTCTTCTACCACTTTAACTCTTGGCATACAGTCCAACTCAATGTTCTGTTTGTCGTCGTCATAGACTACGCCACATGCTATCTGTACAAGTTTCTGTAACTTGACAGCCTCATTAACAGCAGTAATAGAACCTTCTTCTTCCTTAAATTCAATTATGAAACGCTTA